GTTTTGCCCTCTATATATTCGTCACAAGGTGTGTCGTACTGCGGGCGGGGGAGAGGGTGTCGGTGGTACCCCCAGGGTTTTATGCACCCCGGTTTGTTGCGATCAGTTCTCTTGTGATATCCTAGCGCGCGGGATGGATGACGTTGCCATGCTTGACTCGTTGCTGAACCTTTGGTGCTGGCTCAGGGGTTGGGAGGTGGGGGCTGGCTTGCCTTTTGCTGCGAGCTTTTGTTTTCATCAAAGACATCTGCTGTTCGCTCTTGGTTCCCTTACGTCTGAGCCTGTGAGCCTGGCCTCCCTCGCGGTCGTGGTTGCCTGGTGTGCTGGGGTGCGGGCGAGTGGCGTTGCTGACCGGGGGAGGGGGTGGGGATTGAAACGTGGGGTGCCACCCCCCTCCCGATTTTTTGAGGTGGCACCCCCCCCCGGCTTTGTTTTGAGAGGGGGTAGGGGCACCCCCTTGTTACAGTATAGATCGGACAGGGGCATCTCTCCTGGTTTTCAGGGGGAGACCACACTCCTCACCACGGTGATCCGGTTTGAAAACTGGTCGGGGGGGGTGAGGGTGGCGGGAACCCAAATCGTTGAGGTGGGCTGTCCGATTCCGTTGGTGACGTTGACTGCTATCTCAGCACGGACACTGGATGCGTTAGCCAACTGGAAGCGGCTGCTGCCTGTGCACGTCCAAAAGAACCTGACGCCCCCCCGGGGTACGATTTCAAACTCATCCTCCCCCAGCCCGCATGTGTCATGCACCCGGATGTTGTTGGTCCACTGGCCCACGTTGCGCACTGCACCTTGCACCGCTGGGTTGTTGATGGTGAGGGGTAGCTCGTTACCGTTACGCAGCACGGTCTGGTCTGCTGGGTTGTTGTTGATGACCACGCTTCCCCCGACGAACCTGACCTCTCCTCTGTCGATCCTGCTCTGAGCACAGCCAGCCAGGGATAGGGGCACACCTGTGTTGAGTCCTGATTGCAGGGCTGGGCTCAGGTCGCACGAGTAGGTGTAGGGGCGGGTTTGCACTGCTGTGCCGCCACTGAGCCTGGTGAACTCAGCAGCACGTCCGCTCCATGCCGGAAAACTGGTACGCCTCCACTGTTCCGTGTTGGCCACGGCGCGCATGGTGTAGAACCCCCAGAGATTTTGGCGAACTGCTGCTGTCCACGTCAGGCTGAGAGTGGAACAGTTGTCGGTTCCTGCTGCTGCCATGCACTGGGCTGGGGTCTGGCCCTTACCCAGCCCCGTCAGGAAGCTGGTGCTGTCCGTCTGGGTGGTGAATGACCCCGCTGCTGCGGTGGAGTAGCTGTAGGTTTGTCCGAACGTCAGGTTAGCGCCACGGTAGAGGAGCACTGTGGTGACCGTAGGGGTAGCCTCCATGGGGTAGGCACAGGAGACCCTCACGAGTTCGTCCTCTGTCTCTGGGGGAGTAGCCCTCAGGTAGGTGAACCACTGCCCCAGGGGAGCCACGGTGCCGTTAGCCAGGCACCTGCCCCATGAGGTACCCCCCTCGAACGTTCCCCCTCCCCATGACCCACAGGCCAGTGCTTCCCCGAACGGGTACTGACTCACACCGGTGCCGAACCCATAGGCAGGGCTCCATGAGGTGCAGGCAGTGTAAGTGGAGTAGTAGGGAGACACTCCCCCTCCCCCGGCTCCTCCCCCTCCAGAGGGGGCATAGTAAGAGGGGGAGGTCCAGGTGAATGTCTCCGTGGCATAGCAGGTGGTGGGGCCACAGGATTCGGCGGCATGGGCTACTGAGGGGGCACCCAGGATCATGAGGGCGCTCAGAGCCAGCAGGGGGAGGAACCATAGCAGGAAGCGGCTCCTGCGCTTTGAGGGGGTCATGAGGGGTCCTTTGGTTGGTCGGGGCAGGGGCCATAGGCGTGACGGTTACCGCAGCCGCAGCAGGGAGGAGTGTACCCGCCCGCGAGTGTGTGACTATAGACGGCAGCCCAGTAGATCGCTATGCCTACGATGAGCAGCAACCTAATGACGTTCTCAGCCGTAGAGATGAGGTCCATGATTCAGTCCTTTGGTTGAGAGTCGGAGAGGTCGATGGTGAACGACTCACCTGGGCCTACTGTGCCCACGTTGATCCAGCCGTCAGCGTCAGCATCCTTGGCGGAGTAGACTCGGGGCTTACGTGCTGCTTTGTGCTCGTGCTCCATGCCCACGAGGAAGCCGATGGCGATGATGCCGCCAGCGATCACCACGATGCAGAGGACGGTGATGATAAAGTAGTCCATGATTTAGCTCCAGATGCAGGCGACGTTGATGGGGCGGTTGTTGGCGTCGTTGAATACCACGAACCCGTCCAGCTTGGCTGCGGGGGACGGAGGGGTCTGCTTTGCGCAGTTGACCTCGAATGGAAGTCCTCCGGCAGCGATGCAGTCAGAATCCACTCCCTTGCACTTGACAAAATACTGCTGAGGGGCAGCCTCCAGGACGATGGTGAACTCATCCTCGGTGATGGGGGTTGCGGGGGCCTCATAGTTGACGGAGCCGCTCCAGGAGTCCAGTGGGGTGCGCTCTTCCTGCTCCTTGGGCTGAGCAGGCTGCTCATAGGCCACGGAGCCGCTCCAGTGGGCCTGAGCCTTGGGGAGGTAAGCTGCCACTGCTGTGATGAGTACAGCGCCCAGGATGAGGGCTGCTGCGGTGATCCAGAGGGTGAGTCGGAGGCGGTCTGTGGTGGGGGTCTTGCCGTTGCTGTTCATTGTCTTGATCCTTGTTGTGGAGGTTGGGGCCCGACTGGGGCGGAGTCTAGTCATCACCCCAGCCGGGGGGTTTGGGGTCAGAATCCTCGGAGGAGGCGGAGGTCCTCGGCGCGGGCGTCGCGCTCTTCCTGGCTCAGTCGGTCCTCGGGGATGTCGCGGTCGGCCAGTGGCTGCCAGGTGCGGGGGTAGAGTGTCTCGGTCATGGTCTGTCTCCTGTGCTTTGCGGGGAGTGGAGTTCCCTTACACTATTGATATCTGCATTCTGGAGGGAAAACGTACACCTGGGAGGGGTTCACAGGAAACTCCCAGGTTCAAAATCGTTGCCCGGAAAAAGCGCCCGCAGGCCTTGAAAGTTATCCACAGGCTGTGCATAACTTTGCCCGGAAAAACCGTCTTTTCCTCTCTCGTGCCGTGTGAACTCGAATCCCCAGGGAAGACCGGATGTCTTTGGAATCCTAGGCGGCGTGTTGTAGGCGTGCCAATGAGCACCAACTGGGACTGATAGCGCTGAACGGGTTACACCCGAACAGGAAGCGTTACCCCGCCGCTTCCGTGGTGGGATTAGCTATGCGGGGAGCACCGGGGATTCAAGGGGGCCTGTGCTTTCAGTTCCCCTTCCTTGCGCTGTGCGCTTTGATGAAAGTGATCTGTTGAGTTGGTTGGTTGCGCGTAGCGCTGAGGGCGGCTAGAGCCGACCTGCATTTTGGAATGTCCGTTTGGAGCGTTTTACGGCACCGGTGATCTATGGTGTGTGAAACACAGTATCGTGTGATCTACTCCCGACTGGGCAAAGTGCCAAATGTTGGGCTGTGGAACAGCGGGTTTCACAGGGGGCATTTGAAACGGCTCATGTGCAGGCAGCAGGACGCCCCCTGAGAGGATGAGTCTCAGGGGGCGTCGGTTGGGTTAGGGTGTTGCTCCTATGCTGTTGCGAGTGCCTGGAGGCGCTCTCTTTGGTATCCACTCCAGCTTGCGATGATTTCCCCTGCCTGTCGGATGATGACGACGGGGGCGGATCGGTAGCCGAGGGAGTTGTCGGGGGTTACGGGTTGGGTGGTGTAGGGGAGTCCCTCTCTGTCCAGGAACTTTTCAGTCCTGTCACAGGCGATGCAGTTGTCTTTGTCGAGTACCTCGATGGTCATGGTGCCTCCTCCTCGTTCCAGAGCGCGCCGGTCTGACGAACTTTGTGGAAGACCGGCCAACAGAGGTCTCGCTCGCTGACGGAGCCGGGGTAATAATCCTCAGGACCATCCTCGTGAGCGAGGACCTCTCCATCTAGCCGCCTCACCTCGACAGCCCCCGTTCGGCGATTCAGGAAAATACTGCCGTGGCCAACAAGCTCCCAGGGAGTCACATCCGACCACTTGTCGTCCGGTCGCGCGTAAAAGGCGATGTCTGCCATGTCTAGGAGGGCTTGGTAGGCCTGCCAGTGGGTATCGATGGAGGGGTTGGTGGGCCAGAACTGCGCCGTGCGGCCACGGGCGGCAAAGACATAACCGCCCGTTTCCTCGGAGAGGGTTTCAACTAGGTCGTCGGGGCCGTCGATCCGGTTGAGTATGATGAGGGCAAAGTCTTTGTCTGCCTCGCTTGGGGTTGCCATGTCAGTCTCCTAGGCGTTGTCGATGGTCAGGAAGTAGTTGAGGGGGTCGGCTCGGTCCACGAGGGCAACTCCAGCGATGTCTCCGGCTGGGTCAGTTCCGATGAGTTGGGTGCTGGATGCTCCCAGGTTTTCCCTGATGGTGACGGAGGGGCGGGTGGATTCGATCTGGGCACGAGCCTCCCTGATGGCTCGCTCGTATGTGCTGAGGGCGGTATACGTCGGGTCAAAAAGGGACGTGATCGCACCGGTCGGGGTGGGGACATATGCCAGTCCGATGATGCGAGTGCGGATGCGGAGGACTACCTGGTAGCGGTTAGGCTCATAGGTGTAGACCTCTGCGATGAGTGAGGGATCGGCGGCGGTGTAGGTGGCGATGGTTGTGGTGACCCGGGCGGGGAGCACAGACCAATCAGTGACGAGGGGCATTTTGGTTTCCTTTAGATAGCGAATCGGATTCGGTTGATTTGAGTGGTGGCGTCGGTGATCTTGGCCAGGGTGAGGGGGGCGTCAAAGAGGAAGACCTCTTTACCATCCACGAAAACCTCATACCAGTCGGGTTCGAGGGTCAGGGACTGCTGGTGCAGCACCTCCACGCCATCTTCCTCTCTTAGCAAGTCTAGCATCTTGGCGGCAATCCGGGCTTCCTGATCAGGGCTGAGGTTGGGCATTTTGGTTTCCTTTGGGATAGTGGATGTGGGTGGTGTCAATCGGTTCCAGGTGGGTGAGGGCATCAGGCAGGTAGTAGTCCAGCATGGCCTTGACCACGGCGTATGGTGTTCGACGGATGAGGATGCGCTGGTACTTTGGCACCCCCCCCACGATAGGCCTGATGGTTCCGACCAACTCGAACTGCTTTGGGTCGTGCTTGCCGAGATAGGTGATCGGGACTCCCATCACTGGGTTCCATATGCGGACCTTTATCGTCTCGGCCATGTCAGTCTGAAATGCGCTCGGCTTGGGCGATGGTGAATGAGAGGGCTAGGCGTCCGGTGATTTCGTTGATGAACTCCAGCACCTCCTCGATGCTCAGGGGCTGGGCACGGTTGCGCTTGATCGTCTCTCCTGTGGGCTTGATGGTGGCGATGTACCGGATGGGGAACTCGTCGCGAGGCAGCATCAGGCAGGTGATCTTGACCTCCGGGTAGAGGTTCCAGTGGTCGAGAATGTCGGCGGCTGCTTCCTGGTTGTCCTTGGTGGCGTTCATGGTCTGATCCTTGTTCGGGTGGGGTTTGCCTTACACAAGAGATATCAGCCTTTCCGCTCCGTTTCCTCACATTCTGCGCAACTTTTTTCAGAACTCGAATCGGGCTTTGTTGTCCGCGTTGATGACGGCCTGCATCTGGTCCCATCGTCCGTCTCTCCAGGTCTGGGTGATGTGGCTGGCGTAGTGCTTGCCGTCCTCTGTGAGGTCCGCACAGCCGATGATGGCATCGGAGTGCACGTACTGCTCCTGGAGGAGCTTGGTGGCCACGGCAGGGCTTGCACGCTGCCCCCAGAGGTAGGTGACTCGGGCTGCGTCCTGACTCAGGGCCGTGAGGATGATGTCATCCACCCCGAGGGCTTGGATGTGGTCAGGGGCAGCGATGACGTGTGCGCCATATTTGCTGAGAGACTGGGCGATGGCTGTGCGGAGTCCGATGGAGTTCCACTCCTCCCGTGCTCTCATCGCGACGTTGGCGTAGATGGCTCGGGCAAAGTCGGCGGTTGTCGGCACCATGGGGGACAGGAGGGACTGCACCGTGCGTGACTCGTTGAACATCTGGACGGCTCTTCCCACCATCTTGTGGATGGGAGGGATGCCGTAGGCGGAGGAGTTGAGAGAGACAGTCCACAGCAGATACAGTTCATCGGGATCGTGAATCTTGGGCACCATGGTCAGTGGTGCAGGGAGCACGTCAGGACGGTAGCCAGGGCCGTTGTGGGCTCCTGCCTTGAGGATGGTGGGGCCTGCCACGTTCTCATCGGTGTAGATCGGTTTCAGACCCCTGGGGGCGGGGTCAAAACACTCGCCGATGACAGTGCGGAGCACCTCATAGGCTTGGGTGGGCTGAGGGCCAACACCCATGGCGTAGCTTGGGACAGAGAACTTGCGCACTGGTTACTCCTTGACGAGCGTGGCGTGGTGGTCTTCCACCAGCATAGCGGTGATGGATGCGGGGTCGGTGTAGTACAGCGTGCGCATTCCCTCGGCTGCTGCTAGCTGCTCGGGGTAGTCGTAGCCAGCGTAAAAGTCGGGACGGGTTTTGCCCTTGGTGACGCGGTATTTGTGGACCTCGTTGTCCAGGTCTCGGCAGGCCTTGAAAGTTTTGATCGAGACGGCGGCTGCCTTGCGTCCGGAGGCGGTGATGATGTAGGCATCCACGTCGTCAAACTCGTCCCTCACCTCGGTGGCTGCGACACAGGAGGCTCCCCATTTGGCGTGCAGGGTGTTGAGGTGAGCGATGACCTCGCGCTCCGCTGCTGCTCCCATGGCTTGGCCGGAGAGGTGGACTAGAGTGTAGAGTTCCAGGTCTGCACGGGAGGGGGCAGAGTGCATGTTGATGACGGAGGCCAGGACGGGGGACGGGTTGGCGGCGACTTGCTCCAGCCTGTCCAGGATCGCATCCATAATGCAGCGCCCGTTGGCGAGAACCTCATAGGCGCGGGCGACGTAGATGTCAAAGACAATCTCATAGGAGATGGTGCCACTGGCGGTGTGCTCAGCCAACTCGCGGACGGGGAAGAATGGGAGGCAGACTTTGGCCAGGGCGTCCACTGCACGGAACTCACGCTGTATGCAGCCGATGATGGTGTGGGCGCGGGCTTGCTTGGTCTTGTCGTAAGAGGGCAGGGACGGGTTGATGTTCAGTCCGGGCTCATCCCACCAGAGTTGAGGTTTCTCCTGTCTCCAGGCTTCCACCACCAGGCGATAGGCAGCGGGCTGGTTCCGAATCTGCTCGCGGTATGAAACCCCCACGGGGTAGAGTTGCTCATCGGCGATCTTGCGGGCGGCGGTGTAAGAGAGGTGGGACATGGGGTGCTCCTTGATTAGCTCTCTTCCTATATCTGCCGAATATCAGTTTCCTGATACATCTTCCCCCAGATAGGCAGCAGGCCCGGTGAGGGCCGTCACCGGGCCTGCTGCGTGGACAGTCTGAGCGATAGACCGGAGGCTATGTTACGAGCATACTGCGCCTCACCCTACTGGGCCCACGGTGGCGGATCAGCCACATCATCTCTATCGGAGGAAACCTTGCAGAACCTCAATGACTGCTTCCAGCGCCTTGCGGGGTACTTCCACCATGTCCACAGGGGGCGGGTCCACCGGGGTGGTGGGAGCATACTTTTCCGCATAGATGACCTTGGCCCTTGCCACAATGGAGGGGATGCGGCTCTGGAGGTTGGGACCTGGGCACTCCGTTCCGGGCAGCGCCTCCTTGTGGGTGATGACATGGGTCAGGTCAATCTTGAACCGCACGGGGATGCCGTCCAGTTCCTTGCCGTCATAGGAAGCAAGCCATGCGATGATCTGGGCGTGAGATTCTGCCTGAGCATCTGTCACCAGCCACGCCGGGCCGCTGGTTGCGTTCAGCGTCTCGGTTGCCAGAGAGCGGTAGTTCCACTCTGGGCCGGTGGCAGCAGGCTTGAACTTGGGACGGATGAACTCCAGCACGGAGCCGTCTGCTCTCATGTAGAACGTCGGGCAGGAACTGCGATCATTCTTGTAGGAGAACCAGTCTGCCTGGTCCACCGTTGTTGCGGTGTGGTGGATGATGTAGCGGTCGATCCCTACCTCTGGGACAGCCACGGCAGGGTTGCCCTTGGTGAGGCGTGAGCCGTCGCCCAGGGGCGCGACAAGCCCGATCTTGGCACCTGGGTACACCGGAGCATATACGGGCAGCCCACGGGGGTTGTCAGGCGTTACAGGGTTGGGATTCACAGGCGGGGGATCGGTGGGGGTTGTCGTGTCGATCTTGGGCAGCCCGTCCGTTGAGGTGGAGGTGAAACCACCACTCCAGAACCAGTCACCTGAGATGGCACCATGGAACCAGGTGGAGTTGCCCTCAACCTCTTGGCCCACGGTCCAGCCGTTGAACTCTCCCACAGTGCCAGGGGCAAGCGTCTGCTTGATGGCGGCGGATGTGTTGGGAGCACTGCGCCCGTTGCTTCCCCCGGCTCCTACCGTGCGGGTGGTGCCTGCTGGAGGTGGGGTGCCGGTGTTCAGGTCAGGAAGCCCGTCCGTATTCTTGGGCTCCAGCCCTCCGAGCCAGAACCAGTCACCGGAGTGAGCGCCACGGAGCCAGCGGCTCTCGCCCTCAACTGCCTCGCCGGTGATCCAGCCGTTGAAATCTCCAGCGGTGCCGGGCTCCAGCGTCTGATTGATGGAGCCCGAGGTGTTGGGCTGGCTGCGTCCATTCAGGGAGGTGGTGGCGCGGCGCTGTCCTGCGGAGAGGGCAGGAGGAGTGGAGGCGTTGAGGTTGGCAAGACCCGTCCCGTTCGCTCCCTCTACAAATGCCCCGCTCCAGAACCAGTGACCGCTCGTGCCCTTGTACCAGACGTTATTACCGGAGACGGTCTCGCCGTGAATCCATCCGACAAAGTTGCCCACAGTGCCTGGCTGGAGAGGGTCCCCGGCCAGCGCAGACTGAGAGGTGGGCTGGGTGCGGCGGTTGCATACGGATGCACCAACAGTGCGCTGACCTGCGTTGAGGTCTGCTGACCCGGTGCCTGCTCCTGAGCCTGCGCCCATGTACACGCGGGGGTTGATGGCTTGCCCTCCCCCGGGGTGAGTTTGGAAGTGACAGTGGACACCCGTGGACTGACCGGTGGTGCCCATGATGGCCACACCCTCTCCCTGGGATACGCGGCCCCCAGTGCGGAGGAACCGAGCATTATGGAAGAGCTTGTACACATCGCCGTTATCGCCACGGATGTGGATGGAGTTGCCCTCTCCACCGTTGTAGCCAGCAAAGATGATGGTGCCGTTAGCAGGGGACACGACAGTGCTCCAGCCCACGAGGTCGATACCCCAGTGAGGCTGGACGACTCCGGTGACCGGGTTGGTCCGGCTCATGTTGAACTCGGACGATACGCGAGGGATCGAGGACGATCCATTAGGCCATACGGGCATCAGCTTGTCTCCTCTGTGATGAGTTCGGAGTAGGGCGGGAGAGTGCAGAACACGCCGTCCTTGAGTTCCACTGCGTCATAGCAACTCTCCTGACGCTCCTGCCAGGCAAGCTGCTCCTGGGGAAGCAGGCTCTTGGGGGAGGGCCAACGCACCTCAAACCAGACACGTTCGCCTGCTTCCTGGAGGAGCTTGGCAAAGGCAAAGAACTCGTCCTCCCAGTGGTCTGGGTCTGTGATGCGCAATGAGCGCGTGGGCACCTGTGATTCTGTCATGGCGTTGTCCTTGTTAGTATGCCGTTCGTTCGAGGTCTTCCGGGAGTCCGGGGTCTGCCGGGTGGGTGAGGTCGTCCAGGGTGATGGCCAGGCCCTTGCTGAGCTTGCGCCTGATCTGTTCCACGATCCATTCCAGGCGGTAGATTTGGTGGTCCTTTTCCAGTGTACGCCTCTCGATGGATGCGATCTGGCGATAGAGGTCAATGATCGTCTTTTGGTTGTCCCGCCCCTGAGCCTCAAGCTCCTCGATGTAGCCGCGCAGCGCTGTCAGAGTGGTCTCATTCAGCACCTTGTCTTTCCGTGCTTCCTCAATCTGGGAGCCGTAAAGCTTGGTGGCGAGTTCAGCCTCAGAGAGGGAGACCTCAGGGGATTTGGTGCGCTTGGCCTTGACAGTGAACCAGCCGTTCACGACCGTGCTGAACATGCCGCCAGCCCCGAGAACAACAACTGCCAACTGGTAAATGAAAGGGTCCACGTCAGTACCCCCTGGAAGCGCTGGAGGCGTCGGGCTCGGACCACTTGTTAGCAACCACCGCCATGCGCGCAAGCAGCGCGGCGACAATCACGAACAGGCAGGCGCAAAAAGCGATGCGGTCTGCGAACTCCCCAGGGACAGTGAGGGCAATCCCAATCTGGATGCCGAGATAGGCCAGAGGTCCGGCCACGAGAGAGAACAGTCCTGACAGTTCAATCCCCACCCCGAGCTTGGCATGGAGGTGCCGAGGGGAGCAGGAGAGGATGAGCCCAGCGCTGGAGACGATAGCGCCAAAGATGGTGACCCCGGCAATGAAAGGAAGAGACAGCCCCAGGAGGTTGGAGGCAGCAACAGGAGGGAAGAATGTCAGTAGCAGCATCCAGAGGATGATGGCAAACTTGAACAGCAACTGCACCCAGTGTCGGAGCTTGATCCGTCTGAGGGTTGCGAGTGCCACTTGCTGCGGGTGGTGAGACATGGAGGTTGCCCTGTGGAGGAAGGGAAGAATGGAGGGCAGGAGCCGCCGCCTCAGCGTTACTCATTCAGTATAGCACAGTTCGCGGGTCTGCCGGGCTCTCTCCGCCTCACGGCGTTTTTAGCGCCTGCGGCGCTCTCCTCTCTACGAGGATCAAAGGTTGGTGGAGGTTTACTCCCCCCCCCACAGAGGAGAGGAAGTAAGCTCTACGATGACCAATAGGCGGCGTATGGCTATGCTCCAGGCTGAAAGCCTAACATCGGGAAATACAACAGAACCCCTTGAGGAAGGCCAGGACAGGATGGGATGCTCGTGTCACCCTGTGGTGTCTGCTGCGCACGTTTGCATATCTAGTAAGTAAATCTGTATGCACGAGAATCATCGGCACCCTCTGACGGTCGATACACCGATGGTCCAGGGCTAGTCCGTAAGGACATCATGGCCGGGCTCGCTCCATCGTGACGTTCTCTGCATACACAGTCTCTGTGCCAGCGCTCTCTGGCTCCGGGTCGAGGGTCCCGGGATTTTTTGAGTGTCGTTGTCAGCCTCTCGGCCTGAGCGTCTCGTTACTAGTACTATCAGCCGATCAGCGCAAAACATTCACATCGAATCGATTCGATTTTGATTCTCACAGGAAACACACAGGAAAGGCCCCCTCTGTCGTCCACTACAGAGGGGGCCGGGAGCGCGAGTAATCTCAGCGCTCAGAGAGGGATTTCCCCTCCCCGTTCATAAAGGGCTTTTATGGCAACCCCTAGCTGGAAGAACTCATCGTTGGTCATTCTGTCTGCTTGCAGGTATTTCAGCACCAGAGAGTCCAGGGTCTTGGTGGGCCAGGTGGCAACCCGACTGGCGCGAGTTCCGCTCGCAGCCTTGCTCACTTTTTGGTCATGGGTGATGAGCCTGCGAGCAATCGTGGGACGCTGGGTTGGGATGGACATGGTGGATCACCTGCTTCCTGTGAGGAGTTGTTGTCTCTACCTAAAGACATCTGACATTCCTCACGATTCCTGCACGTCTGAACCTGGGAGTTTGCTGGGAACTACAAAGGCCCGCGTCGTGAATGACGCGGGCCTTTGTTAGATGAGGTCACCCCCGAGGGTCAAACTCCGTGTCCTCTACGAGAGCCACTGGAACCTGCACGGTTGGCGTCAGGTTGGCGCGTGCGAGGCTTGCGACGATGATGCCGAACGCACCACCAGCAGCAGCGATGAGGACCGCGTGAGCGGGCAGGGCAATGACCAGGACCGGGATGAGCGCAGCGACGATGATGCCGACGACGTACAGCCATCCGCGCACACTGGCGGGGACCGGGTTGGTGATGGTTGTGTCAGTCATAGGGCGACTCCTTGTTGGGGTTGGATGTTCTTCCTCAGTATACCACGATCAGTAGATGTTCGCTGGCATACCGTTCGTACTGGATAGCACGCTTGTGTTGTCTGAGTAGAGCATGGGGAGAGCGTCAGAGGGGACGGTGTTGTTCCAGCAGTTCTCTCGGTACTGAGTGCCCTTGACCAGGGCTTTTTCAGCGACCGGGACGACTCGCCTGCCGATGGACTCGGAGAGGTTTGCGTTGCGATATGTCTGGTTCCGCCACGAGTTGGGCACCGTGGCCATGGTTCCAAAGTCGTGCTCCTCCGCCACGCGCACCAGTTGGGTGCAGTCGTAAAAAGTGGAGTCCCTAAAGTTCGTCGGGTAGGTTCCGGCTGCCGTTACTGGCCGAGCCTCGTTGGGGGGGAGAACCAGTGGAGTTGCCCGCCAGGTTCCGTATCGGAAGAACTGGCCCACGGTGGTGCATGTCGTGGAGGCCACCTCGTGGCTCCCGATGGTGGTCACACCAGAGAGCCTGTAGGTCTCAGCCCTGAACCGTCCACCGCACGAGATGACCTTGTTGCTGAATGCCTCGGGGATGGCTGTCTTGAGCGCGGTCGCTCCGTAGAAAGTACCCTCGCGGAATCCGCTGGAGATGGTTGTGTTGCCTGTGGAGACGGGGAAGACCTCAGGGCTGGCGGAGACCAGGGAGAGGCAGTTCATGTAAGTGAACGCCTTGAAATCCGATCCGATGGCGAGGGCCCCGGTCACCGCTGGGAACCGCTCCTGCTGAGTGAGCTTGACTCCCGAGCCCTGCCACATGGCGCGCCTGTAATAATCTCCTACGCTGGTTGTCAAAGGGCCGAACGTCGTCTCGACCGGGGAGGCTGGGGCTTTGATGCTTACACAGCCGTAATACATCCTTTCCCTGTGCCAGGATGTCACCGTGGCAATGGGCTGCCAGGCCTCACGGAGGGAGTGTCCCAGCGCGACACAGCCCTCGAACTGGGACTGCCTCGCTGAGCTTCCACAAGTTGTGACGGTTGAGGACCACGCCTCAGAGCCGCCGAGAACGGAGGTGAGGGCCGTCGCGCCCTGATACATTCCTGATCTGTAACTGGAGCCGACCGTCACTATGCTCGGGCCGAATCTTTCCATGGGAGCAGTGCGGAGGGACGTGTTGTTGCGGTGCTGCTCCTGCCTGTAGGAAGCAGGGATGACCGTCACGCCCACGGGCAGTGGTGCCTCGGCTGCTGCCTCCTCCAGGGACGTGCACCCGTCCATGGCGCGGTTCCTGTAGTCCGTGCCCAGTGTCGTCAAAGTGACAGGCAAGCGCTCGGGCGGCACTTCCACCAGGTTGGTGCAGAGCGAGTAGATGTTGGATTTGAAAGAGGAGCCGGTGTCAGTGGGGGAGACGCAGTGGCTAAAGTCAGGGTCAGAGTAGACTCGGATCAGCTTGGCGCGGTTGGCTGTGGCGTTGGCTCCCGTGGTGCCGGTGGAGTATCCAAAGGCCCGGGCCCAGCCTGCCGAGTACAGCCCATCAGTGGGACGGATCACGATGTCGTGGTCGCCCGCAGGAAGCACCAGAGGGATGCCTGTGCTGGTGGTTGCACCCGTGCCCGTGTAGGAGCCATGGAGAGCGCCGTTGACGTATACGTCCCAGGCGTAAGAGTTGGTCTTGTTGTTGGTCGGAATGTCATACCCACCGACCCCTGTGCTGTGCACCAGGAGGTGAACGGAGTTGTCCACGGGTACAGCGGCAGCCGAGTAATCTGAGCGCGCCAGGAGGCGCTCAGTGCCCTGTGCCCATTCTCCCGTGTCGCTGGTCCACTCGAATCCGCAGACATCCACAGGCACAGGGAAGATCGACTCGTAGAGCCGGAGGCTGACGATCATCCCAGCAGTGGCCTTGATGCCAGCCTTGATAAAGTTGGCCGTCGCATCGATGGTCATACGGGGGTTCTCTGCGGTGAGGGTGACGGCACGGCTTTGGAGAGCGGCATCCACCGAGAGGGTTCCGCTGGGGATTTCCACGCTCTCGACCTTGACACCCACCCAGGCGTTGCTCAGGTTGGTTCTTCCTAGAGCGCGTCCACCGGTCAGGGCGAACTGGGAGTAATCGGAGCCGAGGGTTGCCATCACCTCAGAGTCGTTGTTGACCATCAGGCTGGAGACCGAGAGGGTTCCATCTTCCTGGCTCAGCAGGATGGCAGTGTTGTCCACCCGCTGACGGAGCACCCATTCCCAGTAGGGACCAGTTGCTGCCGTGCCGATGTACAGAGGGTAAATCTCGATGCCCTCTGTAAAGGAAGACTCCAGGTCAGACCAGGACTCGGAGGGTGGGCGAGGGTCAGGGTTGGCCAGAGTGTACTCGGCCAGGTTCTCGATGTCGTTGGGGCGGATGATGCCGATGGCGCGCTCAGCAGCAGAGGGGTTGCGAGCCAGGTTGATGGGCTTGATGGGCAGGCGTTGCTGAGCAGGGATCATCCCGGGCACGGCCTCGGTCAGGTTACTGACGCGGCGGGTGAGTTGCTGCAAGAGGTAGCTGCGAATGGCGATCCACTCGGCAGGGTTGGCGGCTGGGGTCATCGAGCCAGGCATGCGAGTGAGGTAATAGCGAGGATCAACACCGAGAGCCTTGACCTCAGTGAAACCATTCTTGAGGTCGTTGGGGGTGCAGTTGTCCAGGATGAGGACCAGTTCCCGCATGTTCTGATCTTGGATGGTGATGTACCGTGCGCGGCGGAGACCAAAGGAGGTGGAGCCGGGGTTGACGGAGGGGAAGAGAATCTGCTGCACCCAGTTGCTGGGCGCGACGAATCGGACCAGGGCCTGGGTGGGCTTGCGCCACTCCAGCTTGATCGCCACCTCAAGACACTTCCACGAGCCGAGGTTCTCCACGGCAGGCTCAGTGTTGGGGATGTTGTAGGCCTTGCGCGGCTCACTCAAAAAGGTGATGTTCATGTCTCTCCTAGATGATCGGAACCGTCTGCTGAGCCACGCTCACAAAACTGATGGTCACGGTGATGGAGGTGGAGGCAGGGTTGGTGAATGAGGGGACCTGAATCGTTGCAGAGCCAGGGGACGCTACGCGCCACGGGTTGCTGACGAGAGTGTCAATCCTTGCCTCACCAGCCACGATCTGGCGGTAGCTGTCCAGAGCCACGGTCTTTCCGTCATAGTCTCCCAGGCTGCCGTTGTCCAGCGTCACGCCGATGTCAGCCAGAACCAACTCGCCAGCGCTAGAGCCCACCTGGATGTCGGCAAAGGAATCCCATGTTGCAGTGGAGGCAGTTGACTCCAGTCGCACCTCTACAGAGCAGGGCCGTCCGTTGGAGTTGATTTCCAGGGCAGACCATCCGGGGAAGACAGCGCCTGCTGCCAGCGGTGCGGTGTAGAGGACCTCACGAATCTCGTCCACCCAATCTCCATAGCGAGCCTGGCAGAGAATCTCCACCATGTCTCTTCCAAACCCGCTGTGCTGTACGCGCACCACGGTGAACTCCAGGCCGGGAGCGATAGCCCACTCATCCAGCGGTGAATCGATACGGTAGTAACCATCGCTGATAGCAAAGAACGTTTTCAGTTCACGGGCTTCCACGCCGTTTACGTCATGCACGTCGAACGAGATGGTGAACGGCTTGGGTGCAATAGTTGAACTCAAAGGGGTCTGCTCACCAATCCCGCCCGCAGTCCAGGTGCGGGTCTTGGTGACGCCGTAGATGGCAGGGTCAACAAAGGCGACGTGCACTAGCCCCGAGACAGAGGGGAACGGTAGTGTCACGCCGTCCTGCTGGCGTGTGATAGTGGTTGTCATCAGTATGCTCCTCAGCTAAATGCCGTCAGCCCGGCAATCGCTCCGGCCTCGGTGTTCATGTACATGTCCAGCATACTCTTGGGGGTGTCCACCGTCTGATATACGTTGACCGCACCTGCTGCCGATGTGCTGCTGCGGTAGCTATCAGGACTATCGGAGTAGTCGGTCATGTCCACGAACCCGGCAGTGACCTCAGCCTGGAAGCGACCAGCATCCTTGAGCACACCAGCCACAGAGTCCTCAATACCGACACCGACACCCTCACCGATACCGAGACCGACAGGGATCATAACCTTGGCAGGGCTGTTGATCTGGAATGCCTCCAGGAAGCCGTCCACGATGCCGTCAGCGAATCCGGTGATCTTACCCCAGAGCCAGTCGCCAGCGCCCTGGATGCCTCGCCACAGACCCTCGATGAGGTCGCGGCCCAGGTTGCCCAGGTCACCGATGGCAGTGCCGATCTTTCCAGGAAGAGAGCCAAAGAACCCAGCGATCTTGTCCCAGAGCCCAGCAGCACCGCTCACCATGGCGTTGACGAACTCGCCGATCAACTCGCCACCCTTGTTGAACATGTCCACGAGGAACTCGCCGATCTTGGCGAGCAGTTGCCAGATGGCGTCACCGATACCCGCCAGCAGTTTGGGAGTGACCTCGATGATAGCGGCAAGCAGGGTGATGAATAGATCGAGCGCGGCAACCAGCAGGGCAGGGATCATGTCGATGATCGCCGCAACCAGTAGGGGCAGAATGTCGATCAGGGTCGTCAGCAGTTCAGGGATGATTTGAATGACGGCCATAACCAGAGCGAGGAAGAGTTCCACGGCGGCATCAAGCAGACCCGGCAACATATCTGCAAGAGTGGTCACCAGCCCTGGCAGCATCCCGAGGAGGGCTTCCACAATCGTTGGGAGCAGCCCGTAGACAGCCTCGTAGAGCGCGGGCAGAATCATGGGCAGGGCTTTGACAATCTCCGTGAGCAGACGGATGGCTGCCTCCAGGAGGACCCCGGCGTTTTCCAGCAGAGCCGTTGCGATCATCGGGATCAGTTCGAGGATGGCACCGATGATCTGGGGGAGAACGATGGGGAGTGCATCCACAATGGCCAGGAGCAGGGTGATAGCTGCATCGATGATGAGGCCCACGCTTGACACCAGAGCATCCACGATCAGCGGCAGCAGTTCGAGGATGCTCGCGACGATGTTGGGGAGTTCGTTGGCGATGGCCACCAGCAGCGGAACAGCCACCTCTGAGATGAGGGTGGTCAGCACGGTAGTGAGGACAGGCAGCAACACCGACAGGATTTGAGGGATGAGAGGAACCACCTTGGCGATGACTCCGGTCAGTAGCTCCACAAGACTTCCAGCGACTCCAACCAGTCCCTCCATCAGGCCGGGCAGCGCATCCACGATGGCAGTCATCAGTGGAGTGAGAGCCTCCACGATGGAAGAGAACATGCCAGGCAGCGCAGCAGCCAGGGCATCGATGGCAGTCTTGAATCCGTCGATCAGCCCAGTGCCGAGGTTTGACAGGTTGTCGGCAGTGAAAAATGTGGAGAGAGTCTCAGCGATACGAGGGAGCAGAGTTGAGAGAGTCTCGGCCACCTGAGGAAGCGCGGTGGAGAGCCCCTCAATCAGGGCTGTGGCGATGCTAGTGCCAGCGGAGAGGAGAATGTCCAGGCGCTGGGTGATCGTGTCTCCTAGGGCCGTCAGGAGCCGTGGACCGATGACGGAGATTCCCGCGATGATCTTGGGACCAACCTCTGCAAAGGCATCAATCAGCTTGGGGCCAATCCCCTCAAAGGCTTTGCCCAACCCTTCCAGCAGCCGAGGGGTTTCCTTGACGATACTCTCTAGGATCACGAGGATGGTCGCACCGATTCCCTGGAAGATGACGGGGATACTCTCGGCCAGGCGTGCGGCGAGAGTGGGGAGGTTGGCTCCGAGCCACTCGCCGAATGTGATCAGTCCGTCAACAATGGTTGACACAATGTCAGGGATCGTGTTGACCAGCTTGGCAAAACCGAACGTCAGCGCACCAGGGTCAATGACAAACAGTGAACCCAGGGCGATAGCCAGGCCGGTGATAGGGTTGGCGAGCAGGGGGAACGCAGCCATCACTCCGGCGAAAATCCCGAACCTAGCGGCAAGAGGGCCGAGGAGACCAGCGGCCACGCCGAGTACCCCGACCATATCGACCAGGGTGTCTAGGAAGCGCTCGGTACCCTTGGCCCCGTCCGCCAGCGGTGAGGCGAACTCCTCAAATCCAGAGACCCAATCATTCACCTTGCCAACACCGGACGCCATCAGGTTGATGACATCGGTGATGGCAGGCTTGAACAGGTCAAGAATGCTGGTGGCCAAAGTGAGGACGGCAGCATCGAGGTTTCCGATAGCGCCCTCAAAAGTGGCGGTGTTCTTGGCAGCGTCAACAGCGACCTGGTTGGAGCCTAGCTCCAGCAGGGCGGCGTTGAACTCCTCAGCGGAAATCGCTCCCTCTGACATGGCGTCCCGGAAATTTCCGGTGTAAGCACCAGCGTCAAGCAGGGCTTTTTGGATTACGCCTGACGCGCCAGGGATGGCGTCAGCCAACTGGTTCCAGTTCTCTGCGGTGAGCTTCCCCTGACCAGCGGTCTGGGTGAGCACCATACCCACAGCCTTGAACGTCTCGGCGTTTCCACCGGAGATGGCGTTGAGGTTTCCGGCAGCCTCAGCGAGCTTGTCAAAGTCCTTGACGCCGTTGGCAGCAAGCTGCGCGGTGATGCTTTGGATGTCGGAAAGGGCATATACAGTCTGGTCAGCGTAAGCCTTGGTCTGATCTGTGAGCCGCTCAATCGTGCTCGTGTCCAGGCCCGCAAAGGTCAGCGTCTGCTGGAACTTGTCGATGGCATCGGACTGAGACATGGCCCCGGAGACGAGAGAGCCGATCCCTGAGAGCGCGCTGGACAGCGCCCCGGTGATAGCGTTGCCGAGCGCAACACCCATACCGGTGCCAGCCACTCCTAGTCCAGGAGTGGCTTGGTTCTGGATCGTCTTCCCGACCTTGCTGAAATCTTGGAGGTCGGGAGAGATAGCGACCTTGTAGCTGCCCAGAGTTGCCATGTTCAGTCACCTCCTCAGGTGGTCTTTTCCTTTTTGAGCTTGGTGCCTGAGCCCGAGGCTGCGGCGCGGAGCATCTCACGGTGCTTGAAAGCGATGTTGGAGATGGGGTGAATGACGACGGTGGTGCCCCAGATTCCCTTCCTGGAGGTGCTGCCGTAATGGTAGCTGTAGCCACTCTTTGTGCGGTTGGAGGCTTTGGCCTCAGCCCGGGTCTTGACCTCTGACGCGGTGTCGGTGATCAGGTTGGTGACAGGGGCAGACTTGCCGATGGTGCTCAGCCATGTGGGGTTCATGTGTCCGGTCATTTTCATCTTGGCCATGTCAGTTCCCCCTTACCTTGACGCAGCGGCATCCGTAGTGACGGAACCACTGGCGGGTGGCTGCATAGACGGCAACCTGATCACGGCAGTAGCTGCACGCTCGGGGGTCAGTCCATCTCCTCCAGTTTACACTAGCGCCGTTGGCGTCCTGGGTCTTGTCCAGAGTTGTCATCACCAGCCCTGTGCTGGCGCTGGCGAGGTGCTCCAGGGAGGAAAGGCTGCCCGTAGCGAGGAGGTCAGCCAGCGCCTTGGAGACGGCGATGTTGGCGTTGTTGGTTGCATCCAGATCATCCACGAAATCGATCTGAGTGGAAGCAGGCAGGCCGAGAGTTGCCAGGAGAACCGTCCGGAGTTCACTGGCCATGGAACCACGAACGTCAAACACCTGACGGGACAGATATGTGCGCAGGTCAGCCTGAGTGGTGCCAGGGGTTTCGAGCAACTCTTTCACTCCGTGCAAAACCCGTCTCTCCATCGCGCTGGCATTTTGCTCCAGGTGGTTGATGAACTGGTCCACGATCACCAGTTGCTGTGCAGCGGTCACGGCCATGTCGTCTTCCTCCGATGCAGCATGCGGACCTCTACCTCATAGGTCCACCGTGCCGGGTTGTTCTCGCGAGTGGCGCGCTCAGTATCGATGGCCACGGAGTTGACAGAGTTGATGAGGCGCATGCTCCACAGGGCTTGCTGCACGAGTGCGCTCATCTCACCGGCATCTCTCTTGCCCTCGTAGACAGCGGTCACGGTGAAACTGGACTGCTGGAGCCAGTAGTTGACCGATGTCACATCTGACAGGACGACGCTGATCGAGTCCGGGGTCGGCACCGTGCTGACGGTTTCCGAGATGGCACCGGCCAGGTAGGTTGCGACGTACTCCTCAAAAGTCATCATGCCCTCCTTGCCTCTAGCCGCAGCGGGAACTCATCCACGGGCAGGACGCCCCGAGTGTCCACGGTTTGAATCTCGTAATCAACACCGGCGACGGTTGCGATGTCTCCGACCACCAGGACGGAGAGGGCTGCTGCGTAGGCGTGGGAAAAGAACAGGCGGATGGAGCCGTCTGTGATGGCGGTTGCTTCCCCACCATCGTGTGCCACGCCGGAGAATGCCACCAACCCGGAGCACTCAAAAGGCACCCCATTGGCAGGGGTCCATCCGTCCACTCCTACCCTTGGGGTGAAAGTGACGATGCGCTGTTGGTCTTCCCAGAATCCCATGGCGATCACTCCTCAGGCAGGGTGATGGGCGTTGGTCCGCTGAGTAGCTCCTGGATCGTTTCCTCGCTGAGGTCAGCCTGTGCCAGTGCACTCGGGCTGTAGCGCAGGCCAGGCAGCACTGCGGCGAGCTTGATGAATGCATCTGCGCTGACGCCACGGCTGGGTGTGGCGGGGTCTCTCCACGTCAGTGAGGGGTCAGGCTCACCGAACATCTCTGCGGCTGTGTAGAGGAACGCCAGCACGGTCTCGTGGATGGCCTCCTCCCAGGACAGGATGTCCAGCACCAGGTCTTCCTTGGCGGCGTAGATACTCTCAGCGCTAGGGCTTTGGCTGGTGCCTACTCCTAGCTCCGTGGGATCGATGTTGGCGGCAGCAGCCACGTCTCTGGCCATCTGCTCAAAGATACGGTTGTAAGCTGACATGTCGCCAGCGGAGAACTCCTCGATGGAGACCTTTTCCCCTGTCGCCTCGTTGACCGGAATGGCCAGCATCTTTTGCAGGCCCATCGCTAGCTCATCCAGCTTGCCATCAAGCTCCTCTCCCATAATCCCCGAGAACACACCGTTGAGCACGCGGGCAGGCATGGCGTAGAACTCGCTGGAAATCTCACGTCGGAGTGAGGTGCGGCTGGCGGAGCGGATGCTGTGGCGCATGGCAGGGGTGATGCGGGACTGGCCAGTGCCGTGCAGGTTATCCTGGTTGTAGAACACCGAGAACGTCTGGATGCCGTCCACGGGCAGGCTTCCTGCTTGGCCCTGGACAAAGAACTCGGAGAACTCTCCCTCGGTGACGACCATCGCCACAGTGTCGTTGACCAGTTCGTGATAGAACGTTTTCCCGTAGGAGTTCTGGCGGGCGTAGGAGGTGAGTGGGTTGGACACTCGGACGCCACCGTCAGCGGTGACGATGAGCGTGGAGTTGCCGTAGCGGAGCGCGTCTGAGACACACTGCTTGATGAGAGGGATCATCTTTTTAGTGGTACTTCCACCGCGAATGACGGGACGAACTCGTGCAGCATATTTGTCGATGGCGATACGACCCCAGGCAAGCTGGTGCTTGAGGGACACGGAGACCGGGATGGCAGCACCAGGGAGGGAAACGTCATACGACTCATCCAGGTAAGTCTGGATGTCCTGGACGTAGCTGACCCAGGCAGGATCAACCACGGCCTCTTTCCACTTGTCACCCAGGAGCAGAGGGTAGATCGTGGGGACCTTGACGACGGTGGTGGGATTTTCAAGAATCATTATCAACACACCATCCGGATCGAGCGAATATGGTTCAGCCCACCGAGACCGAGCAGGAGCATGTCAGCGGAGGTGAGGAAGAACCCGAGAGGGTCAGGGCCAGAGGTGCCCCGGAAAGCGATATACTGAGTGGTATCGCCCACAGTCTGGGAGAGGGACTGGGCGTTAGGGCCACCCTCTCGACCAACAGTGAGGGCAAAGGCCGCGCCGTGGCGGGCTACCACTATGGTGAGGTTTGCTGGAGCAGGGACCGGAGCCGGTGTGCTGTATGCCGCTAGGTAAGCGTCAAGCCATGCAGAGTAGTCTTCCAGGAAAGTGGTGACTGCCGTCTGAATGGAGGTGGGAAGAACGCTTCCCAGTCGCGCCTCTACATCGGCGATGGTGGCATATGCCATTTCAAGCTCCCTGGTTGATCTTGCCCAGAGGGAGGGTTGGGATCGCCAACCCTCCCTCTGGAAGAACGCCTGGTCAGACGACCGGGTTCTTGAGGATGTAGCTGGTCTGGCCCGTGGCGTCAGGTGCGCATGTGAACGCGACCTCCTGCTGCACGATGTCAGTGTCATTCCAGGCGCGGGACCAGTTCAGGCCCGGCTGCGCCTTGTTAGCGACGAGCCACACTTTGGTGCCGTCGTGGGTGACGCCGGACACCAGCAGGGAGCCTGCCAGTGGCTGACGGATGCGGTTGGAAATCTTGAGGATTCCACCCGTGGTCACCACGTTGGTCGGGCCGTAGAGAACGCCGAGGAGGTCCTCATCCAGACTGGATACAAACCCAATCGTGATGACATCAAGCTGATCGCTAAAGTTGGTGCGGATCAGCTTGCTTCCCCAGACGTACAGGTTGGACTCGCTTGCGCTGTATTCCTGGTTCACAGCGGAGTCTGTTGCAACCTCACCGATGAGCACAAACCCAGCGGTGGTCAGTTCCAGTTCAGTCTCGTCGCCAACCAGGTCCACGGCGATGGGAGAGGGGTTCCAGAGAATGGGCCCTCCTAGCGTGATGTGGTCAGCCTTGACGGTTACGACATCATCATCATTCAGTGCCATGATTTGCTTCCTTTGCTAGGGTGCGTGAGCACGGTGGGGTCAGATGGTGACGAGCTTGACAAAGTTGTCAGCCTCGTCTACCGCGTTGATTCCGACGAACGTGTCACCGTACAGGACATCAAGGTTGGTTTTCTGCTGAGCCCATGAGGAGCCAGCGTCAAAGTACTTGAGTGTCGCGGAGAGACCAATCGCGCCAGCAGCAAAGTTAAAGTTGCCAGCGTAGCCGACGACATCTGCGGGCAGGTCTGCAACATAGGTGCGAACCGTACCAAAGAAAATCTGGCCATCTGCAATAACAGTCTGCATCTGGTTCTGAGTGTCGGAGGTGATAGCGCCGAGGAAGAGCGGCAGGAAAGCCGAGTTTACCACGAGGCCGTTGACGCCAGTGATGCCGGAAAGCGCCGTGACCCAGGTGGCCTCGGTTGCGTCCACGACAGCGGTGGAGGTGATGCCTGTCCAGGTGGTGCCCGGTACGCCCTCAGTAAAGGCGGTGTCAAGCGCGGCGGTCAGGGCTGCGGGGATTTCGTTGGCGATGGCGTTCTGAATGCCCTCTCCACCATCCTCGCGGAAGCTGTCCTCGAACTCGACGGCGATGTAGGACTTGGCGGTGTCTACCACAACAGCGGTGGCGTTGTCAGCAATCTTGTCGGCAGGGGCCGGGTTTGCTGGCGTGTGGTACCGAACGACAGGGGTGAACGTCGGTACGATGATCGAGCGGCTGGAAGCAGCGGTGACTACCTTGGCCAGACGAGCGAATGCGGATGCACGCTTGGTGGCGGTCAGCAGGGCGCTGAGTTCCACAGGTGCGAGGGGGATGGTGGAAACCATTATGATTCTCCAATATACAGCGGAGCAGGTTGCTCCGTGGCGGTGGTTGTAATCGGGTCAGAACACAGGAAGGCCTGTGAACCCGAGGGCAGGATGCCGACTGCTAGCGTTTCAGCTTGCGTCTGACTAACCACTTGACGCTGGGTAAAAGAGGAGAACCACACCAGAGATGGCGTGTTGAGGTACTGCACCGCGAGAGTTCGCGTATTCAAAGTATAGCATACTCGGAGCGAGAGACGAGATTCTCTCGCTCCGAGTTCAACTATCGGCTTGCTTTTTGAAAGTAGCTCTGCGAGCCACCCACTTTTCCCGAGCCTCCGCCCAGGCCAGGTCGCTGTCACGCTTGGCCTTGGTAAAGTTGGGGACGATCATCTTGTCTTTGCCGAGTTTCTTCCCCGACTGCGCCACGGCGATCTGACGTGTCACGTCATACAGCATGGCCAGCAGGACGGTTTCCATCTCGACAAGATATGGGCTGTCCTTTTGTCTGGTGGCCGACTCCGGAGGGAGAGTCTTGTAGATGGCCACCAGTTCTCGGATGGACAACTCCTTGGCGCGGACCCTGTAGAACCTCAGCAGGTCCGCGATGCCCTCATCGCTATCTGACCAGATGAGGGCATTGGGGATTACGCTTTTGGGCCGAACGCCACCGTCTGGACTTCCTCGATGAACTTGTTCAGTTCGACCTTTTTGTCGTCCACCGCCTTGATGATGAGGTCGTACTCATCTCCAAAGATGGCGTCATAGATGACGGAGGAGGCGTTTGCCTTGCGAGTCAGGATCGCCTGCTGGTCTTCCTTTGGCAGGGAGTTGAGGTGCTCGGGGGAGACGGTGCGACCGGCCTCGATGAGGGCGAACTGCATGGAGGCGCTGTTGTCGATGGCATCCTTGAGGCGGGCGATGGCGCTGCGCTTGAGCTTTTCACGCAGGACGATCTTGGCCTGTGCTGCCGCCCTGGCCTCGGCGTCAGCCTTGGTCTTGGCAGCGCGGGCTGCGGCTGTGGCCCGGGCCTTGGCAGCCTTTGCTTCCTTGGCTGCATCTGCCTCTGTGGTGTCTACGATGGTCATGTCATGCTCCTGGGTTGTTCTTGACTGCGATGATGCGCCCGACGACACCCGCATAGGGGTTGCCGTCTGTCGGGGCTGCTGAGACGTTGGTGCCACGGAGCCCTCGCAGGATGGCATCCTGGAAGGCGTCCTCGACGCGCGGGTCTGGAGTGGGCTCAGGAGCGACTGGGGCAGCCGCAACCGGGGCGGGCTGTGCAGCCGGGGGAGCCACGAACAGGGGCTGCTCTGCGGGGACTACAGGAGGCTCCACGGGCTTGGTAGCGAACAGGGACGCGAGTGCGTCTAGGTCAGCGCCGGTCTTCCCTGATGCCCTCAGACCCTCAGCGCTGACGCCGAGAGTCGTGCTGAGCTTGGTGATCTGGTCATTCAAATCACGGGCTGCCAGGGCTGCCTCTGCCTGCTCTGCACGGGTGAGCACCTCAGCAACCTTGGTCTCCAGTCCAGACTTTTGGCGATCCAGTCTGTAGCGGATGACGTTGTTCAGAGATTCCTGTTGCTCGGGAGTGAGGGACGAGTCTAGCTGTGGCTCATCGGGCGGGGTTGGAACTGGTGCAGCGGGCTGCACTGCGGCAGCTTCCTGGGCGGGCTCCACTACTGGGGGAGTGTCGGTCATGTCATATGCTCCTTGTTTGACGTGGTTACTATCGGCTCCATCACCAGGCACGGGACGTGCCCCAGCCCTCACGGGCGTCACGGATGGCAACTGCTATGGGCTTGTTCTGTCGTTTCTTGTTGCAGAGAGAATGGGATGAGGCCAGGTTCGCCTCGGAAAGGGGGTCGCCCCCTTGGCTCACCGGTAAAATGTCATCGAGTTCATAGGCCCCGGGATGAGGAGCCTTGAGGTTGAGGTCGATCACCTTGCCGCAGATGTGGCAGATGTCACCACGGTAGATGAGATTCCCCTCGCTGTCGTAGCGGTTGGCGGAGATGATCTTGCGGAGTCGCGCTCTCCTGGCGCTTCCTCCATAGCGGTGTCCTCTAGCCATGGGTTTGTCCTTTTGCCAGTGCCACCATCTTGTCTCGGGATGGGGCGGTGTTGTCAGAGACCAGCTTTGCCGTAGGGCGTCCACTGGTGTGGTTGATGAGAGTGTCGGCAATCTTGATTTCAAACTCCCCGAGCAGAACCCCGCGCGAGATGGACTCCGCCATGGTTCTGGGCTCATATGCGATCAGTCTGGGTTCACTCCATTCCAGCATAGCCTCCAGTGCAGCCGGGATGTTGGAGTATCCAGGCTCATCGTCAGTGGGGTCGTACTCGGGAGCGAGCAAAACCCGTCCCTCTAGTGTAGCACGTCGGAGTGCTTTGGAGCGGATGAGTCTTGGGGCGTGGTGAGTCATGTTGCTTCCCTATCAGAATGGGGCCCGGCTGCGACCGCCGAGCGTGGAGACTTTGAGTATCTGGTTAGAGGTCATCCGGTTCTCCACCGTGCCGCTCTTGGTGCTGTTGACCAGGGAGTATAGCATAGCGATGTGCTCCGGCTGGGTGGAGTTGATATCCAGGCCACGAGTTTTCTCATTCTGCGGGCACCAGAACGTGCTCAGTGCAAGCTCCACATCCGTCAAATCGGAGGAGTGGACTTGCAGGCTCTGCTCATCCCTGGCCTGTGTCAGGAAGCGAGCCACGTTGTTGGATAGCTCAGGGAGCGTCAGGAGGTTGGTGTGGTCGATCAGCACCTTGAGGCGGCGCTCTTGGAGGAGTTTGAATAGGGCCTGCCCGCGAGCGTTGCCGGAGATGACCAGCCGGGAGATGGCGGTCATTCGCTCTTGGAGGTAGTCGGCAATCTCTTCCAGGTTCCCGTCGCTGATGTCCAGTCTTGCTGCCACCTCGGAGATGAGGCCGTCGCCGGTGGAGATGTAGGCTGTCGGAGAGTCGATATGGAAGCCCACGGAGTAGACGAACCGGGAGTTGATGGAGCCCTTGCGGGTGAGGATGGAGGCAACCTGCTTGGGGGTGAGGATAGGGTCCAGCTTGGTCATGTCCTTGGGAGGGTTCCAGACCCCCAGGTATTCACGGCAGAGGGCCAGGTGATCCATCTCGCGCCGGAGATGATCCACCTGCTCCCAGAGTTGATCGATGCGAGTGACAGCAGGGTTGGCTTTGGACAGCGCTTCCTTGGTCACCGCCAGGGTTGGGTCGTATTCCTCGGCGGCTGAATACTCGGTGTAGTTGGGGTCGTGTTGCTCTCTTGCCCGGCAGTAGGGGTTCTCTGCCGCCCCGTTGTCGTAGCACTCCTCATCTGGTGGAGTGCCAACCCATAGCTGATAGCGGAACTTTGAGGTGATGAGGGTTGGTTGAACCTGGTGCTCGAACCCTGGCTTGGCGGTTTGAGCCTCATCCCAGAGAATGACATCCAGGCTTTTGCCGACAGCAGCCTTGGCAGAACCTCTGGAGCGGAACTGAATGCTGGCTCCGTTGGGGCCATAGATGTTGTAATAGCCCTGGCTGTTCTGGATGCGGGTGATGAGGCCTGCTTCCTCCAGGGCCTGGGACACCACGAGCGCTCTCTGCATCACGTCCTGTGCAGTCTCGCCCTTGTGTGTCAGGTAGAGGACGCGCCGCCCGGAGATGAAATGCAGGATGACATAGGCCACGGCCAGGGTGGTCTTCCCGATCTGGCGTGGCCCACAGAGGAAGGCTGTGCGTCCAGCACCCGCGAACTCGGGGGAGATGATGGCCTCGATCTGCCAGTCTTCCAGGTTCTCAAAATGGAGGATGTCAACAAAGAGTTCCCGGACTTCCTCCTTGCGGGCGTACCACTCATCGCTCCCCTTTGTGGGATACCTAAACGATGTGCCCTCAGGCATGTGGAACTCCTACAAAGAAAGCGAGGGACGGGTTTTGCCCTCTATATATTCGTCAC